TCACATCCACATAATTTGCTGCCCTGACGGCAACGGGTGCGGTCTTACAGCGTGGACTTCTCCCGGCTTCACGATGTATCGCTGTACCGACTCATAAGTGATGAACGTGGCGCTGCAATTCACGTTCTGACACTGGTGATAACGCTCTTTTGTCGTGTCAGTGATATAGCGACTTGTACGCGCATGTGCGGCATGCTGGCATAAAGGACAATGAAACATCGCGAGCACCTCTTCCGGTTTTGTTGATGGTGCCATTTTAGTTAATTTATCCTTATAAAACAAACAGATAAAATAAAAACATCACTCATCATCTTCTGTTTCGTACTCCACATCAGAAAGCCTGACCTCAAGCTCCAGGGACGTCGTGAAGCCGCTATTATTCAGAAAATGTGTCACCTTAGTGATTGTCCAGTCCTGCTCGTCTATGACGCGCTTAAAGCCTGATACTTTGACCGGCGTTTCCGTGTAAATATCTGCCCGACCAGTAGCCAGACTGATGGAGAACTCCGCAACGCCCCGTTGCAGCTTATCCCACTTCGCCTGAGCGGCGCGCATGGCCTGCGCTTTCGTGGCATATACCGTAGTCAGGGCAAAAACGTTGTCAGCCTCACCTGCCATGTATTCACCTTCGCGCGCTTCCGGTACTTTTGGCGCTTTCTTCTGCGTGACTGGTTTCGCTTTCGGGTGTTCCAGTGCTCGCAGGTGTTTTTCTTTCTTTTTGCGTTTCAGTTTTACCTTCTGCTTTTGTGGCTTCGGGTCTTTGGTGTGAAGCCACTTTGCCGTTACGCCGGTGTAGGCTCCACGGTCAGCAATCGCAAAATGGTGACGGTCACCATCGCTGCGGGTGATGGTAATCTGCGGGATTTTTTTACCTCTGGCCGTCACCCCCTGCCCCGCTTTGAGAACCAGCAGTTTTCCCATTTTTACCGACACCTCACCGCCGTTGCGTTCTGCAAGACGGGTCAGAAATTTCGCATCAGACTCCTGCGACTGGTCGATGTGCGGGATTTTAATTCCGGCCAGTGACGGAGCGACACTGGCTTCCAGCCTGTTACGGGAGGCTATCGCCTCAACAATCGCACCGAGCGTGGTGTCATGCCATGAGCCTTCACGGCGGGAATTGAGCGTCCCGCGAAAATCTGCACTCCGGGCGCGGATGGTGACCACATCCGGTGCGCCCCGGTGTTCAACCTCATCAACGGTGAATTTCCCTTTGCATACCAGGGCAAAACCTTTCCAGCCGATATACACCGTCAGGACAGCGCCACGAACCGGCAGCCCGACCTGCCCGTCGGCATCGTTCAGTTCAATATCAAGCTGGTCAGCCTCAAAGCCCCGGTTATCCGTCAGGGTCATGCTCATCAGACGGTCGCTGATATTGCCGGTAATATCCCTGCTGTCGAGCATCAGCATGTAATCCGGCGTCAGCGTACTGCCTGCATCAAATGTCAGTGCATCCAGCATTATCCCGCCCCCGTCATACCCGTGAATTTAGTCGCCATACTGCCAGCCTTACCGATGAGCGATTCCGCCTGTTTACCGATATCGCCATAAAGCGCGGCCAGTGATTCATCAACGCGGGTGAGCGACAGCGTAAAATCAATTTTCCGGGGTGTGCCGTCTGCAAAGAAAATACTCCCTGTTTCACTCACCTTGCTGATGACATACATGCCGTAAATCATGCCGGTGCCATCCAGCAATGGCCACGCCCGGCCTTCATCTGCCATCAGCCTGAGCGTGGTCATCGTCAGCTTTCCGCCGGTCAGTTCGGGATAAAGCACACCGGCAAGCGTCATGTTTTCCTCGCCAACACCGAGAAACTGGTAGGCATCCCGTTTACCGATACGGGAATTTGACGGCCAGCGATAATCTGATTCACGCTGCATGGTCTGGTGTGGCAGCGTCTGGCGCATAAAAACAAACATACCTAACGCGAGCATCATTTTTCGTCACCTCCTTAACCGTCATGCATCATGCTGGCACGGGCGCGCGCACGTTTATCCCGCTCGTATTTTTCGAGCGCATCCTGTAACTGGCGGTCAAGCTGTGTCCCCGGCGCAGTCCCCCCCGTCAGGCTGATGTGATATTCGTTTTTACTCTGGTCTACATAAGAGCGGCCAGCCGGTGCCGTGACCGGCTGATAAGCCTGATAGCCTGCATAAGAGCTGGTCGCCGGAATATAGTCACCGGTACCATACGTGGCGGCATGAGTTCTGGCGGCGGTCTGGTCAAGTGTGTCTGACTCTTTGTTGATAACACCGAGTTTTTCCAGTACCCAGTCAATACCACTGCGCAGTTTGTTGAACGCATTAAGCGGCAGCATCAACGCGTCAGCCAGTGCCTGCCCGAACATGACGCCCGTGTCACGGCAACGGTTCAGGGTGTCCTGGGTGGCTTTGACCGGGGCAATCAGGTTTTTAAACCACTGCCACGCGGCCTGTAACTTTTCGCCCAGCCAGTCAAAAACCGGTTTAAGTGGCGTGAACAGTTCCCCCACCGGCGCAAATGCCGCTTTCAGCCCTTCAACCACACCACCAAAGAATGCGCTGACAGGCTCCCAGTATTTACGGATAAGCAACGCACCGGCGACAATGGCAGCCACCACGGCCACAACCGGCCAGCTAATCGCCCCGATGGCCGTCATAACGGCACTGCCAACCGTCGTGAAGATTGCCCCCATTGCGCCTGCTGCCGCGATGATGGCATTGATGCCGGTGATAACCGGCCAGGCTACAAGACCAATTGCACCGATGATGCCAGTAAGCGCCAGTGCACCGCCGGCAATGATGCCGATGGTTGACGCCAGTGATTTGTTTTTCTGTATCCAGCCGTCGAGTTTTAACACATACTTTGTGGCCGTCTGCGTGAGCTTACGCAGCGCGCCTTCCTGCTGGTCAAACAGGTCAGTCCCCACCGCCTCATAAGCGGACTGAAACGCTTTAAAGTCACCGCCTAGGTTGTCCTGCATGATATTTACCAGCTCGGCGGTCTTCCCGTCTGAGGCTTTAAACGCAGCGGTCAGTTTGTCCAGCTTTCCGGTTGAGGCGGCAGTCATCAGCACGGCAGCGGCTGAGCTGGCCTCCTCCCCGAAAATAGTTTTCATGTATTCAGCCTGCTGGGCAGTACCGAGCCGGTTTTTCTCAAAACTGGCCTGCATTTCTTTCAGAATGGTAAATATTGGCCGGGTGTTTCCTTTGCTGTCTGAGGTTTTCACTCCAAGCTCTTTGAGTGCATCCCATGCTTTTCCCGTCGGTGCCTGCAGGCGGCTTAACACGGCACGGCTTCCCGTCCCCGCCATTGAGCCTGTGATTTTTGCATCATGCAGCGCCCCGACCATTGCGGCGGTTTCTTCAATGCTGACACCGGCATTTTTTGCCACAGGTGCGGCATAGGTCAGCGCATCGCTCATGCCGTCAAAATCGGCGGCGGTTTTGTTCATCGTCATGGAGAGAACATCCCCGATATGAGCGACCTTATCGTTTGAAAGCTGAAAGGCGGATTTCATCCCCATCAGCAGGGCGGCGTTTTCTTCCATTGTGCGACGGTTCGCCAGCGCCATGTTCAGCGTGACCGGCGTTGCCGCCTGAATGGCATCAACATCCCCACCGGCTTTCGCAATAATAATCTGCGCACCGGCTGCATCATCTGCCGAGGCGGCGGTATTGTCGCCGAGCTGGCGCGCCTGCTTGCGGAGTGCGGCCATTTCGGCGGAGTCTTTTGCCACACCTAGCACGGCCTGCAATTCTGAGTTTTTCTGCGCAAACTCATAACCGGGCATCAGTAGCTTAACACCGGCCATCGTTCCCGCCGCCGCAATCCCCACACCGGCAGCGCCCACTGAGGCCATATTTCCGGCCAGTTCCTTTCCGGCCTGATAACGCTGTTTTACTGCGTTAAGTTTTGCCTGTTGCGCACTGACACGCACCAGCGCATCACGCTGACGGTTAAGCTGTGCGGTGGTTTCACTGATACGGTTTTTCAGTCCCTGCTCATCATGTGCAAGATTGCGGGTATTAATTCCCACAGCGGCCAGTTCCCGCTGCTGGCGTTTAACGGAATCTGTCAGGCGGTTATATTTCGCCTGTAAGTCCTCCGCCGCACGCTTTGCGGATTCCAGGACTTTCGCCTGAGCACGGGTCGGACGTTCGGTGTTTTTAAACTGTGTGGCAAGGGCTTCGGCCTCCTGCCGTGCCTTTTCAAGTGCATGACCAGTCACGGCGAGCTGTGCACTGGTCTTGCGGAATCCCTCAATACGGGATGCGTGACCGTTCAGCTCGCGCAGTGATTTTTGTGTTTCCCGGATATCCCCCGACAGCGACTTGCTCGCTGTGCGGATGGATTTAAACGGGCGGGATGCCTGGTCAACAGCCCTGAGCAATACCTGTAATTTTACATTGTTACTCATTCGTGTTTCCGCTTCGCCGGAGCGCCTTTTCGCGCCATGTGATGAGTTCGGTCAGGCTCATGGGATACAGTTCTGATGGCGGCCAGTGAAATATCACTGCCACATCCGCCATCAGGTCATCGACCGAGAGATTTTTCGGGAACGTCACTGCACCGAGTTCGGCGACAAAAAACCGACCACCTTACCGGCCAGCGCCACAAGGTCAGGCAGTTCCAGTGCGGCGACCTCCTGCTCGGTCAGCATCGGTGCCGTCATGCGCGGCAGCACTTTAATCAGTGCATCGACTTCGGAGTTTGCGACCGCAGCCAGACTGACACCGCGCAGCGTCCCGGCATTAGGTTTCATCAGCGTGACCTGTTCGATAACCTGCTCACCACGCTTGACCGGATTGTCCAGGGTAATCACATTTTCTTTGTTCATGGTTTTCTCACTTCTGAATCGGGGTTAACCGGTCAGCCAGGCTGACCGGATGAAAATCACAGGCCGATATTGCGGCGGTGTTGCTCCAGCCGGTCGACGCCGTTCACCTTCTCAATCATGTTGATGGTGTCGATTTCGACCAGCTCCTTTCCGTCCATCGTCAGCCGGAAATAGGTGCAGACCACGGAGATTTTCGACTCGGTGTCTTCTCCCTGTTTGCCCTCGCCGGTGTCGATTTCTTTCTGACGTCCACGCATGACCACCTCGACGGCCACCGTTTCGCCGGTATCGTCGCGTTGGTAAGAGCCTGCAAAACGAATCGGTACGGCATCCACACCGGTTGCGGCGTAAAGCTCCCAGATAACCGAATCCGGGAAGCCACCGAGCGACCACTCCATTGACAGCGCATCGTCATCAAGGCCGAGGTCTACCGGTGCGCTGCCGTTCATCCCCGCACCGCGATAGTTTTCGAGCTTACGGGTCAGTTTTGGCAGCGTGACGGACTTTGCAACGCCCTGATAGCTGTAGCCGTTCAGAAAGACGTTCATTAACTTGAGTTTGCGCGGCATTGCCATCGGTCAGGCTCCTTAATTGCTGTTAACCGAGGTGACCAGATTTGCCAGGTATTTATCAGTAATACGCTGGCGCAGGGTCAGGTTTTCGAGAGGAGGCACCGGGGTATAGTCATAGTCGATATACAGTTTTCCGGCCTTGAGGGTTTCCGCATCGTTGGATTCTTCGCTGAACCAGCAGGTCGCATCCACGATATAGCCGTTTGTTTTCAGCTCACGGAATTTGGCATTGATGCCGTCAACGATGTCGCGAATCAGCGTTGCGGTGATGGGCTTGTCCACCGCCCACATGTGCGCCTCAGCCATCGTGTCGGCCAGCACCTGCGCGGTGCGGGTGTAGTTTTCAAAGAGGAACAGCGGGTCATCAGAGCAGGTACGGTTACCCCAGAATCGGAAACCGTCGCGGCGAATAATCGTAGTGACGCCTGACTCGTTAAGCAGGTCAGCATCGGTGCCGGACTCCTGCAAATCCCAGAATACAGATGCGCTGATGCCGGTAACACCGTTCACCCCGACGTTGGACAGCGTTTTATGCCAGCCCTGCTCCTGGTCGATTTTGGCACGCAGACCCAGCGCACGGGCGGTGGCATACGCGGTGGCGGTGGTACTGGTGAACGTATCCCATGCGAGGAAATCCGGCCAGATGACCATCAGCTCACGCTGGCTGAAATTCTGGCGGTAAGCTTTCACCTCGGAAATGGTTTTACAGCCCCATGCGCTGATATACCCGAAAGCGCGCAGCTTCTGACAGACTGATGCCAGTGCAACCGCCACCTCTTTGGTGTCCAGTCCCGGCACGCCGAGAATGCGAGGTTTAACACCGGTTACCGACTCCGCCGCCAGCAGGGCTTTCAGTCCGGTGTACTGACCGTTTTCGTCGGTGGTGCCGATGATATTGGAAACGGTCTGCGCGAGTTTCGTTTCCTCGTCGTCGCCGGTGCCGTCTTCCACGCGCACGACAACGGTGACCGGTTTTGACTGGTCAGCGATGGCCTGCAACGATGCCGCCAGCGTGCCTTTTTTACCGGCCTTTGCAATTGCGCTCTGCACATTGGTAATCAGCACCGGTTTATTGAGGGGGAAGGTTTCCGCATCTGCATCGCTGGCCGTGCAGACCATACCGACAATGGCCGTGGATACGGTGGAAATGACGCGGGTGCCCTCGTTAATCTCCAGCACCTGCACGCCGTGATGATAGTCACTCATCCGTTTAACTCCGTGGTTAATGGGTGAGTGGTATTTTCAGTTGCGCCGGAGATGTCAGGCTATTTGTCCCGGTTGGCTAATCGACAGCACAACCACCGGTAAAGAAAAGGCGGGCAATTCGCTCACCTGCCCTGATTTGTACTCACTCATTTTCCGACTGACAGTTTACATAGCCCAAAAGCTATCAAATCTGACAGTTTCCTTTGAGCGAGAAGCGGAAGTTGTTCATTTATACAAGTCTGAAAGATGACTACCGAAGCTACAGCGATTCGGTTCATTCATCCACAAATAGTTCCTTTACATTTCATATGTTGATATCCACAATATGCGACAGAGCAGCGCTATGTTTTTATAACCATATGTTTTTCAATTGCTTTAGTTGAGGTAATAATGATACCAATCAAAGATCTAACTCTTGGCTATGCTGATGCTGAAAATTATAAGAGAAGGGAGAATAAAGAATTACTTAACAAAGTGTTCATACGTGATAATCACCTATCTAGATTATGTGAACCAAATATATCGTTTCTTGTAGGAGAGAAAGGTACTGGTAAAACCGCATACTCTATCTATCTCTCAAATAACAATATTAACAATACGCTAGCTACAACTAAATATATAAGAGAGACAGAATATCAAAAATTTATCACTCTTAAATCTGAAAAGCATTTAAATTTGTCTGACTTCTCTGGCATATGGAAAGTTATTCTATATTTATTAATATCAAAACAAGTATTAGATAAAGAAGGGAAAATTTCAAAGTTTCTAAATTATTCAAAATTCTCATCACTTAATGATGCAATAGATGAGTATTATCTTAAGGCATTTTCACCAGAAATAATTCAAGCCCTCAGTTTTGTTCAAGAGTCAAAAGTTGCAGCCGAACTACTTCATAAGCATGCAACCTTAAAAGGTGAAGAAAGAGAGTCTTTATCTTTTTCTGAGAGCAGATTTCAGATAAATTTATTTTATATACAAAAAAAATTTGAAGAGGCCTTTAGCCAAATACGTTTATCTCAAAATCATATTTTATTTATCGATGGTATTGATATCCGCCCTTCCTCAATTCCATACGATGATTATCTAGAATGTATAAAAGGATTAGCTCACGCAGTCTGGGAGATTAACAACGATTTCTTCCCAAGTATAAAGGGAGGAAAAGGGAGAATGAAGGCCGTTCTCTTGATCAGGCCAGATATATTTGAATCCATAGGATTACAAAATCAAAACGCAAAAATCAGAGATAATTCAGTATTCTTGGACTGGCGGACAGAATATGTTAACCACCGTAGCTCTCAATTATTTGAGGTATTAGATCATCTGCTTAGGACTCAGCAAGACATGGCCCTTAAAAAGGGACAGGCATGGGACCATTATTTCCCTTGGGATTCACCCAACGTCCATGATAATTATAACCACCCCACATCATTTATTAATTTCCTTCGCTGGTCATATTATCGCCCAAGAGATATATTACGGATGCTCGAAATTATCAAATCACACGCCAGCGGTGATGATGGGAAAAATCAATTTAGTCTAGATGACTTTGAAAGTCCTAGCATGCAAAGAGATTACTCTAACTATTTACTTGGAGAAATAAAAGATCATTTATCATTTTATTATGGAAGTGAACATTATGAGATTTTTTTAAAGTTCTTTGAATTCCTCTCTGGAAAAGATACTTTTGATTACGCTGAATACCTCTTAGCATATGAACAACTTGAAACTCATATTAGTTCCATTTCCACAACAAAACCAAAATTCATGACAACTGCAAATGACTTCCTTCAGTTTCTTTTTGGTCTCAATGTAATATGCTATATAGAAACAACCGAAGATAATAATAGGTTTATACGTTGGTGTTTTAGAGAAAGAAGTTACGCAAATATCTCACCAAAAATAAAAACAGGAATGAAATATCAAATATTTTATGGCTTGGCAAAAGCCTTAAACGTCGGAAAGGCTTTAAAAAAATAAAAAACAAAAATGGCGAGTGGAAAACACTTGCCATTCACCTCATAGTAATAACTAATAGTAGATAATTTTAACGGGACGCAGACCGAATTGTGTAATCTGAACATTTACCAAATATTTAAAATATTATCTGAACTGAGTGATGCCAATCATAGCGCCAATACCTCTTCGCAAGTAACACTTGATGCAGAAAGCTATTTTTAAAACACGCGATAATAATCATCTCCTATGCCCTATCATCTTATGATTCTGTACAGGAAGACGCACGTTAGCTATGCAATCAAAACACACTGATATGACCATTGTTCTTGTTTATAAGGTCCGCTTTTGGCACAGAGTGGACTTCAGATTAGGCTTTACTCTGTGCCATAGATATGTAAGTTCACAACAGAGGTCATACAACTTATTGCGGCATTTCCGGCCATTCAGGATTTGCAGGATCCACACGGCTGACCAGAACGCTGTAACGTTCCCATGACTCCAGTCGTGCACGTTCCTCATCCGTCGCCATATTCAGCCTGACAGCGCGTTCCAGTGGCTGAATAACGTTTTCCGCTTCGGAAAGTAACGCGGCCTTTTGTGATTCTGCCTGTTGTTGCTGTTCATCTGCCGTATAAATCCGTTTAACCACAGCACCATCCTTAAACATCCATTTACCTGAGTCGTCAGCACGTCGGTTGGAGGTAATATCAGGAACCTCAACAACGCTAAAACCTTCAGGATTAAGCGTTGAAGCATCTCTGGTGATAGCGACAATAATATTATTTTCATCGTAAACAATCTTTATTGTGTCTGGCTGAAAGTTCTTCACTTCCTCATACCAGTTTTTTCCGTCTTCGGACCATAACCAGATAACATCAAAATTCTTTGTTAGCTGATATTGCTCTTTTGTTTTTGGATTACCTGACTTAATGTTCTTTAAATGCTGCATAACTTACACCTGCGCAACGTTATACCATGTGCCATTGATGTATTTTTGTATCGGCCTGAAGATGGCTTCATCATCGCCATCTACTTCACCAATGATTCTTAATCCGGTAATCGTGTGTCCGGCTTTTTCATAACGACCACCTCGCGCCATCAATTGAACAACTCGCGTACCCAGGCGAACATCTTTCACATAGCGGGAATCAAAATTTCCCCAGTTGCTGGGTTGCATCTGACCGTTAACAGCAAATATTACCGAGTTATCTGTATTTCGCTGGCTATAGAAATGCCATCCGGCCTCATCGCCTAACTCTGCAACCACTGGACGGGTGGAAGCACCCCATAAATTAAAGGTAATATTCTTCGTGGATGTATTAGAGCTGGATAGCGAGAACTTTTTACTATCACCTGCCTGAATATTTTTAAAAGCAATAGCCACTCCATTCTGAAAACGGAATACACGCTGACTGTTAGCATAAACATCAAGAATACCGTCTCCATTCTGTTTAAATCCGGTATCATTATCACCAAGAACAATAGAGCTACCACCTAGTGCATTCGTCGTACCAACTCCAAAACAGCCATTAATGACGGCATTAACAAGAATATTTAGTGCATCCCATTTCAACGTCATCAGGTCTTTTGTTGTGGTACTCTGGCGGCTTCTCCATTTGAAATATTCATTGCCGTTATCCCCCGTTTCAAACCACATGTATGAATCAGTGTCACCATCGGCATCATTTTTAAATCCAATCTTCGCCCAGTCAGTATTTCGAATCCAAGCAAGGATTGAGTCGTTTTCAAAAGTAAGTCCACCGGACAAGGTATCGCCATTTTTTTGCACGGCGTTCCCGGCTCGGTTTACCGTTTCCTGTAAACCGAGATATTCGATAACGGCGGCAACGGTCGATTTAGCCAGAATATCCCGCCCGACTTTTGTCAGGGTCGCCAGGCTGGCAACATCATTCCCCGTAAAATACGGAAACCTGTCTGCCGCAGTAGCAAGCCCCGCCAGCGCCGTCAGGGTAGCATCTTTCGGTTGCTTACCCGCAAGCGCATTAGTCATGGTGGTAGCAAAATTCGGGTCATTGCCCAGCGCCGCCGCCAGCTCGTTCAGCGTATTCAGTGCGTCAGGCGACGAGTCTACAAGGGCGGCAATCGCGGCCATAACGAAAGCCGTGTTTGCGATCTGAGTATTATTCGTTCCCTGTCGCGCAGTTGGCGTCGTTGGCGTTCCGGTCAGTGCAGGGCTGTTTAATGGCGCTTTTTTGTTCGTTTCATCCATTACCGTCTTAACGGCTTTTGGTGTTGCGGCGAGCGTTTCAGACGTGCTGTTGGTGGCGCTACTAAGCTGGACAAGGCCTTTTCGCGCTGTGGTGGCGTCCTGTGCGGTATATTTCCCGTTAGCCAGGTCATACGCGGCCTTTACCGCTTTCGGCGTTGCGGCCAGTGTTTCAGACGTGCTGTTGGTCGCACTGCTTAACTGAGTAAAACCTTTTGCTGTCAGCGAGGCGTCCGGGTGACGTCGTGACTGTTCGTGCTCTGCAATTTTGTCATCAACGTAATCCTGCGTCGCCATCACCGTTGTGGTGTCAATGGTCAGCTCCACTGAGGCCACACTGCTGACGATGATGACCATGCGACAGGTCTGCGAACGTCCTGAGCCTTCGGCAAGGGCTGGCTTATAGCTTTCGGCCATGTTCGCCACGGCAATTAACGTTCCCGCATCATCGTACAGGCCAAGCTCACGCATCCAGAAACCGCCCACCTCCGGCGGAATAACCAGCTCTGCGATAATATAATTACTGTTTCGTTTGTCCTGGCTGATTTTGTTCAGCGCATGTCGCCAGACTTCATGGATAAGCCCGGTCTGTCCGGCATCCGGGACAGGCAATTTACCACCGCCATCCCCGACGGCCATCGTGGTAATGTTGACCTTCCGCCCTCCCGGTGCGGTTGCCGCTGCCAGCTTTGCTGCACCGGCAGTGGTGATAACGGTTTTGAATTTTGTGCTCATTATTCCTCACTTATCCGGGGTAAACCGTAATTACATCGCCGTCGTAAGCCACACCACCGGCGAACAGGTAGCCGGGAATGTCCCGGGTAATGTTCAGGCCAATAAGGTGACGGCTTGCAGGTTTGGCATCAGCAATCAGCCTTTCCATTTCCTGATACATTGCCTCTGTGATACCGCTTTCCAGTACACCAATATCAAGCCGGAAGGTGCCGGGCGGGTCACTGTTTTCCCACCACTCCGTCACGTTGATGAGATAGCCGAGCGGCTCCACCACACGCCGGATTGCACCTATCGTGCCCTTATGACAGTGGATGAAATAGGCATCGCGGATAACGGCGCGTTTTGTCGCTTCCGGCCACTTTTCATCCCACCTGTCGACCGAAAACGCCCACGCCAGCCACGGCAGCAGATTTGCCGGACAGGTGTCCGGGTTCCACAGTTCACGAATACTGACCGGCGTTTTTTCAATTTCCGCACAGGCTTTTGCGGCGGCGACCTCAAGCGGTGATGAGCCGGTCGGCAGCAGTCGCGAATCACTCATCCGAGCCTCCGGTCACGACGCGGTATTCGGTACAGAAAGACGCCTGCGTACTGTTGAGCACGATGTCGGCCAGTGGTGCAGCCAGTTCGACACGCTGCACACCTTCCACATGCAAAGCGGCATAAATGGCAGACAGACGGATGTCGCGCCCCAGCCGGTGCTGTGCCGTGATATACGCTTCCAGCTTTTTCACAGCGGCAGCGCGGATGGGTTCGCTTTCGGGACCAGGGTAAAGGTAAAGCGTGGCGTTTATCTGGTATTCAACGATGGCGGCAGACTGCACGGTCACGCGGTCGGCCACCGGCCTGACGTCCTCGCCATTAAGGGCGTTACGCACCACAGCCAGCAGGTCTTCGGATGCGACGCCGTTATTTTCACGTGACAGCACAGAGATGGTGACACAGGCAGGAGACGGACTGGTGACAGAAATATCCGCGACACGCCCGTCAGCACTGCGACCATGATACTGATAGGCTCCCACTGACCCGGCGACGCTTAAGCCCTCAAAAGCCTGCTGAATACGCAGACGATAATCGGTGTCAGATTCCATCACTGCCGGTGTCGGCGGCATGGTCGAATCATCTGCCGGGGTGATAGTCAGGCGCGTGGTGTTGTAATTGGCACCAATCACATCAAGGTCATTACCGGCGGCACAGGCCAGCATCACCGCCCGTGCGGCCTCATTCACACGCTGACGCCAGATAAGCTCACGATAAGCATTTTCTTCCAGCAGTTTGACGAGAGGCTCAGATTCCAGTGTCAGGGTACGGGCGACCGCCTCCTGCTGATCTTCCGGGTAAAGGGAAATCAGTGTCGCCTTGCGTTCAGCGAGAATGCTTTCAAAGTCCAGCTCCTCGACCACATCCGGTGCGGGTAGCTGGTTCAGGTCGATAATCGGCATGGTTTCAACTCACAGGGATGGTTAATGAAAGTGGCTGGCCGGTGTCGTTGTGCTGGCCGGTTAACGTGACCGTCATTCGCCCGTCAAAACTGCGCGCCGTGGTGACGGATGACAGGGTGACGCGGGGTTCCCATTTCAGCACTGCCATGTAACAGGCGACTTTAATCTGCAACTCAAGCGCCGGGGTCTGCGGCTGGTCAATCATTGACGCCAGCAACGAGCCGTAATCACGACGCATCACCCGTGAGCCGACCGGTGTGCGCAGGATATCGCCGATACTCTGGCTGATATGCTCAAGGTCAGTGACAGTCAGGCCATCACTGCGATTCATTCCGAGATAACGCGCTGTCATAAAGGACTCCCGGTTGTGCCGCCGCTGTCGCCGGGGTGTTTATGGGTATGCAGTACCTTACCGTTTGATGAGAGTTCACCGCCGGTGTGTTCAATGTTGCCGCGCATCGTCCCGCCCTTCTGCACTTCCAGCGTGCCGGTAATCAGCCTGTTGGTGCAGACCACCTCCGGGGTGTCCAGGGTGACGCGGGTTGATGCTTTCACCATGACCACCGGCACCGTGGCAGTAACAGAATCAGAAGCCGTCACGCTGGCCGTTTTAATTCCGCTTACCGTGAGCGCGCTGGTTTCGGGTTCATACTCAATCACCGCCCCGTCAGGGAAACGGATATGCAGGGCATCCGCCGACACAGACGGCGAGGGCTTATCGACGGAATAAATCCCCGGCAGAACGAACGCCGTGTCGAGTTCACCACCCACGGCCAGAATCAGCACCTGTTCCCCCACGGAAGGTGCCCACCATGTGCGCGAACGTCCTGCGCGATGGGTCAGCCACTGAAGCCAGTCGGTGCACATGCCGCCGGTCTGCACACGGCAGCGACCGGCGTTAAGGTCGGTTTCGACGATAATGCCGGTGCGAATCATGTTGCGCAGTGCGCGCGCGAGTTCCTGAATATTTGCGAGAGTGTTCATGCATGTGAGATTGCACAATATATAAAAGTTATGCTATCTGGATTCATTTGTAGAACCACCAGACAACATTCAAGGAGAGCGTAATGGTCAGCTATAATGTGACTAATGTGTGGGAGCTAATCGTTTTGTTCCTTTGTAGTTTTGCAGTATTAGCATTTTTTAGCTTTGGTAAAAGTAACCTTATGAGGCTTATTGCACATTATTTCAATTTTGGATATTCAGACAAAAAATTAAAAAGACTTGATCGCGAGTGGCGCGACATTCAACTATTTAAAATAATTAACGGAATCAATGTATCAGGCATTGAAAATGTGAGAATGATACAGCAGGGACTGATTGATGGAAAACTAAAAACATCGTATTTTTTCCTTACTCGCATCTGGGGTGACATAACAAAACCACCACACATAATTAAAACAATAATTGTAATTCCGGCCAGTATTTTTTACATTCTCCTCGCATGTTACATACACAACGAACAATCCACTATAGTAAGGGATGCCATAGGCATACCATATAAAAACATGATGTACTATGTTTATAGTGACAAAGTTCTTTTATCCTTCAAAAATAAAGCAGTTGAATTTAATAAAACTTATACCCTTGCCGATTGCAAGAGACTGCAAAACGTATTTATAAAAGACACACTTCCTGAGATCGCCTGCAATAAGCTCTTACAGCTAAACGAGGAGGACTCCGAATGGTTAAGTCAGGAGATTAAAGATAATAACAGCCACAAAAAAGCATTATTAATACTATCCCTCGTCTATTTCATTTCAGGTCTGGTTATATTCCTGTCATATACAAAATTCTTTTACGCCAATAAGAAGGTTTTAGAATACAAAGCATCAAATAAAAATCACTCATAAACCTCTAAACATTGGGCGACCAGCACGGCCGCTCAATGTTTAATTGCGCATCAGCCTCTGCCTGGATAAAACTAACGCTCAAGGTGAGCCAGGATAATCTCTTCAATCATCTGCACATCCTCACCGGTAAAGCCGAGCAGGGGACGCGCCGGATAATCAATTTTCTTACCGTCTTTCCGGTTTTCTTCCGACAGACCAAACTGATGCACACTGGCGATTTTCGGCGACTTCCCGCCGTAAAATTCCATTGATGCCTGCTCCGGGCTGGCACGGATATGCAAAAAACGACTGGTAATAAGTTTCGCAAACATTTTTCGCTTAACGCGACCGGTCTTTTTTCTGGCGCTCTGCTGCTGGCGTGGCGCGTAGGGTGTGCCGTCCGGGGCTTTCTGTGCCATCACCCGACGCTGCTGACTCTGCCGCAGGCGCTTCGCCAGTTCGGCACTCAGTCGCCGACGCCCTGACGGTGACAGCGATTCAATCAGCCCGGTCAGCCGGTCTTCAAAACGCTTAAACTCATTCATCCCACTTACTCACCAGTTCGCCATTGATATAAAGCTCCATCGGGCGGGTGACCGGCTTCGGCGGCGGGGGTTCCGGGATATTCTTCACATGCAGTGCGCCGTCGACCTCACTGACCAGCGTGCGCTCGGTCAGCATCAGGCTGATGCTGACATCAAAGCTGCTGTCATTGTTGATGTCCGCATAAAACGTGAAGCCCTTTTTCTGGCCTTCGTCGGTGGTCATGATGTCGGGCTGATTTTCCCGCAGCCACGCCAGCACCGGCACAATGAGCAGGTCAAAATCACCGGTAAAGTCGGTCACAATCACATTGAGCGTGTAACGCTTTTCGAATGACAGCGACGTCGCCAGTGTGGAGGCAATACTCCCGTTATCCACGAATATCCGCAGCATCTCGGGACTGGTTTTCAGCACCGTGACGGCATCAGTCAGTGCCCTGCGCAGGCTGTCGGGTTTGAGCATCGTTTTCGTCCTGACAGTGTTTAATCATTTTTACCTGGCTGGCACAGCGTGCCAGCGCGTTCTCAAGCTGCCGGATATCGGCACTTAAATCGCCGTTCGTCTGCGGGTCACTGCCCGGCATCGGGCAAAGGCTCACTTTCGGGCAGGCGTTGTGGACAATCACTGGCGTCGGTGCAGGCGGGGCGCTGGTGCAACCGGCGCACAGCATCAGGCAGGTCAGCACCGTACCAGCGGCGGAAATCTTCGTTTTCATTGAGTAATCTCGTGATGGTTTTCTCGCGCTGAGCTTCACGCTTCGCGGCGTTCTCCAGTTCCTGACGCAGTGCCACCTGCGCCAGCTCGTTTTTGTCTGCCCTGGTGAGGGCAACATGAAGCTGATTTTTCAGCATGGTGATGGTCGTCTGCTGTTCACTGGCGACGTTATTCGCCCTGTCCAGCGAGGCGCGCAGGCTGGCGTTTTTATGCTTCGCCAGAAACAGACCGGCCACCGCCAGCGATAACAACACGACCAGCACAGTCATCAGCTTTGACATGGTTCCCGCCCCTCAAAACGCTGACGGCAGGCCGTACGTATCAGCCGGAAGAACAGCGATACCACGAGATAAATCAGCGCGGTAAAAATCCACCCGGCAGCGACCAGCGAGATAAACGTCGCCACCATCACTACCAGAGCCACCGCCCGTCTGCGCCACGGCACCGGCTGCAAAAACAGCGACGTGACAATCTTCATGGCCAGCGATTCCGGCGGCAGCTCTCGCCCGTAGCGTTCCAGTACATACTCTGTGGCATACACGCCGACACCGCCGGCAACCACACAGATAACCGTCGCCAGAATCGCCCAGGCGGCGACAAAACTGACGGCCACGCTCTGCGGGTAAATCAGGGACAGTGCCAGCATCAGCGCCAGCGACACGTTCAGCATCAGTGAAAGGGATAATTTCTTCATGGTGTTTACTCCGTTTAAGCCGGTACGCCGCCAGCGGTACGCCAGACGGTGACCAGTTTTTCCAGTGAATGCTCACGCTGACCGTAACCGGCACCCGGCAGGGACGCCCAGATATTGCGACAGCGTGAAATGGCGCGCTCAATGCGTCCCGCCCGGATGTCATCCAGTGCACCGCGTTCGCGGATCAACTGAATGGCGAGCCTGTCCTGTGACAACGGACTGAAATCCGGCAGGGCAAGCTGTTTGCGGTAGTGCGGCCAGAACAGGTAAAGCTGCTGATAGCGACCGGAGGCCGTGGATTTTTCACCGCGACGGTTAAACACCTTCGCCGGTCGGCCATGTGCGAACGGGTGGTCACTGTAGTCGGTGAAGATTTCCGGCTTCCCGTCCAGTCCGGTGACTATCACGTCATAGCCACGGTTTTTCGTCAGCGGATGATTCGCCGTCCCTTCGGACACGGCCAGCATGTCGAGAAAGGCGGCGATATTCTGATGCGTGTTAATTACCGGCATTACTGTTTCCCCCTGCCCTTAAAGCGGCGCTGAATGGCAATCTCAATCACCTGATAACCGGCGATACCCAGCATGGAGCCGATGCCGCACACCGCAGGCAGTGACAGGTCAGGAAACTGCACCAGAACAACACCGGCAACCATCGAGACAAAACCACCGAGCAACATGCGACCGATAAACAGACGCGGGGTGATGGGTTCACCACCGGCAAGCACCTTGCCGACAACAATCAGCACCCCAATCATGAAAAGCGACAGGACGCTTTTTTCTTCTGCTGTCATGCGTTACTCCCACAGATTGACAGTTTCAGCCACGGGCGCGGTCTGAACGTCGGGCAGTTCGACGGCGGTGCCGTGTGGCAGCACCGCACCCAGTTCAGCCAGTCCCGGATTTGCGGCGAGCACGGCCTCGACCACGCCCTCAGTGCGCCCGTAATACCGGACACAAATGGCGTCGAGCGTGTCGCCCTGTAGCGCAAAGGTCTTCATCAGATTTGACTCACGATGCAGCGCGGCTTGTCCTGGATGCGCGCCACTGCCCAGCGCATATCCCGCCACAGCTCATCAATGGTGCTGTCTATGCTGTCGGCCTTTTTGTCGCCTTTCGCACTGGCATCCACGCCGCGATAACGCTCATAAAGCGACGCGGTCGCCATCGCACACACGGCGCGCTCGTAGTAAAAAACTTTGATGTTTTCACCGTCGATGTCGTCCGCCGGGACGTCCGCCAGACGCGTAAAACCGGCGGCAATTTTCTGTTCGCGGTACTCGTACAGCTCCGCATTCGTTTCAGCCATGCCTGACTTGATGGCCTCACGCAGACGGGCAGGGGCGACGGTCTGCTCAAGGCGCATACGTTCCCGGACGCGCTTCGGGTCGATATCGGGAAAAAAGAACGTGTTTTTAATCACCGGCTCGTCGCCTGCCGGTTGCGGGATAACCACCATACCCTCACCGGACACGGGAGCCTCCTTTCGCGGAATAATCAGCGTCATCATGACTACCTCTGAAAAGTCGGGCGGTGGACGCCGGTGCAGTGTCAGGTGATTCACCGTCACTGACCGGCGTGCCGCCCTGGCGCGGGGCGCATTCGGTTGTTAACTGGCTTTCTTTTTCGGGCGTCCACGTTTTGCCGGTGTCGCACTCCGGGTCTTACGCGGAGTGCGGGTGGCCGCTTTGGGCTGCGGCTCCGGCTTCGGTTTCAGCTCCCGCTCCAGTCGTTCAATCTCTTTTTTGACGCCTGCCTGACAGTCGAGCTGTGTCGCACGTTGCAGGTGTGCCAGCGCACCTGCGGCATCACCACCGTCACGCAGAAACAGACCGGTGATTTTGTGCAGCTTTGCGCGTACTTCATCAGGCATGTCTGCCGTGGCGGTCAGTTCAAGGGTGTCCGTCAGCAGGCGGGTATCCACAGACTCACCGGCAGCGTGAGCGCGCATGGCCGCGAGTGCCACTTCCTCGGTGAACATGTACGGCGGGGTGCGGCGGTGTTTACCCGGCATGGTCAGACCGTACTTCAGGGCATAACGGGCAATCTCCAGCGCACCGGCAATATCGCCGGTATCCAGACGCCACAGCATGACCGTCATCAGAATGTCATCCTGTGCACCTTTGCCCTGCTCCAGTACGCCGTTCACCCACGGCAACCAGAACGGCAGCAGTTCGCGTTTTTTCGCGGCCTTCAGCTCTTTTGAATAAATCGCTTTCAGTGTGCGCTGGTCTGCGGCCAGCTTGACCAGCATCTGCTCATAGACAGTTGCATGTCGCAGCGGGGCGGCTTCCCGCTGCGCGGTCATCGCTGCCGAGACCCGCATCATGTGGCGCTGTGCGGGACTCGTCATCGGTTACGCTCCCGGCTCTGCGGTCGCCCTGGCCGGTGTGGAGAAATCACCGACCTTAATTTTTTCCACCAGACAACCGGCGGCGTAGTCTTCCACCACGTAATCAATGTTCATTGACTCGTAGTTCTCCACGCGGTCGAGTTTCGGGTTTTCCTCAATCACGCGGCGATGGCTGTCATCCATGTAGTAGATGGACAGGTTTTCCAGCTTCGTGATGAGCATCGCATCCGCCGGGAAGTACGGGACGCGTACCGCCGGCAGGTTACCGATGCGTTTCTGGCTGATGATGACGTCAGCGGCCAGCATTTCGCTGTTGTCCTGCTCCTTGTTGACGATGGGGAAATACTTGTCCGCCAGTAACTGACGTCCCACAATCACCACAAGGTCAGGGTCTTCCTGATACCACGGTTCAATCAGGTTGTTGGTCGCATCCATCACCAGTGCATCAAGGCTGGCATAATCACCGCCCTTACCCACGCGGATAACCTCAGAGGTGGCGCGGCCTTCCTCGTCAGTGACCTTGCTCATCACGCGCGCCGGGGCTTCATTGCGGTATTTCTGCAGCCATCCGACCGCCACATCCTGCAGCATCGGATTGCTGCTGCGGTCAGAGGTTTCGGCACGCCTCACGCCGTTAAAACCGGCCATGATTAAATCAAGGGACTGGCGTTTGATAATGGCGTTACGGACACGGAGCTGGAAATCCTGATAACGCGCCCACAGGTCCAGCGTTTTGTAGCGGATATAAAAATCGAAGTTAATCTGGTCGCATTCGTACTTGTTTGACGCCAGCTTCGAGAAGTCCTTCGGCTGACGCTCGGTGCCACCGGCGGTGTCGGTGGTGCTGGCGATGGAGCCGGTGACACCGATGCCAATTTTTTCCCCTTTCATTTCGCTGACCGGCACAATGTTGATGCGGGTCAGAAAGTCAGAGGACTCCTGCATGGTGTTCATCAGGGTCTGGGTGACCGACGGTTCAACGGTGAATTTTTTCGACACATCACCGGCGTCGATGCCGTTCAGTTCGGCAACACGGGACAGGTAGGCATTAAATTTAAAGCGGGTTTCCTGGCGCATAGTTTTTCCTGAAATTAAGGGTTAATCGTGAAGGTTTTCCCGGACTGACTGACGCCGGTCAGCAGTTCGTCATCAGGGCGTCACCGCCACCACCGGTGGCCTTGCTGCGGCGCTGCTGGGTCAGACTTTCGGTGTGGTCGAGACTGTTTTTCAGGCGGGTGAATGCCTGGCTGGTTTCATCCGCCCTGTCAGTCACATCCTGCTTAAGTGCGGAAAAAGCGGTTTCCATCTCAGCGAGGCGCTGCTCAGTGGCGCTCAGTTTTTCCTGCACATGTTCAGCAACAGCGGTCACCGCTTCATGCACGTCATTCAGACGGGCGTCATCGCTGGCCTGTTTGCGGCCAAAAATGGACTTCACTTTTTCGGTCAGGGCGGTGAACACGGTTTCAGGCAGGTCTTCAAATTCCAGCTCAACGGGCGTTGCCACTGAAATCAGGTTTTCAGGGCTTAATTTGAAGCGGTTCAGGGGGTTGTGTTTTGCCGTGCGGCAGAATTCCAGGTATTCCGTGCCGAGGCTTGCCGGGTCATCGGTGACGGCCAGACCCACCAGATAACATTTGCCGGTATTGGCAAAGTTCGGCTGAATTTCCATTGAGGTATAGACCTTCTGCGCGGCCTTGTTCATCGCGATAAGGTCATCGGTCGGGGTGATTTTCGCAAACAGCGCCCATTTGCCTTTCAGCGCCGAATCATCGTCAATCTTTTCGGCCTTCAGTTCGACCACATCGCCATAACGCTTAAAAATACCGTCAGGCAGGACGCCGCGCAGATGTTCCAGGTTAATGCGGCAACCATAGACTCGCGGGTCAAAGGTTTCGGCCATTTCCTGAATATCCTGCGCACTGATGACACGCCCGTCACAGGTGTCACCCTCAACGCCGATACGAAAGAATTTTGAGACTTTTTTTGCCATTGTCAGGAGTCCTGAATAGTGATTAGAGGAGTCACATGTCGGCATCAGTTTCCCGACGATGCGCATCCTCCGCCATCAGTCCCGGATGGCTTATCACTGACACAACAGCACCTTAGCGAATCGCGGGGCGCGACTCAGTAGCCTTGCCGTGTATTCATCACGGCGAGGTATTCATGACCATCACCACAGACACCACTCTTTTACACGACCCGCGTCGTCAGGCGGCGCTGCTGTACTGGCAGGGGTTTTCCGTGCCGCAGATTGCCGCCATGTTGCAGATGAAACGCCCGACGGTGCAGAGCTGGAAACAGCGCGACGGCTGGGACAGCGTTGCCCCCATCAGCCGTGTCGAAATGAGTCTGGAAGCGCGGCTGACCCAGCTCATCATCAAACCGCAGAAAACCGGCGGTGACTTCAAGGAAATTGACCTGCTGGGACGCCAGATTGAACGGCTGGCGCGGGTCAACCGCTACAGTCAGACCGGCAACGAGGCAGACCTTAATCCGAACGTCGCTAACCGCAACAAAGGCGGGCGTCGCAAACCGAAAAAGAATTTTTTCAGTGACGAGGCCATCGAAAAGCTGGAGCAGATTTTCTTTGAGCAGTCTTTCGACTATCAGTTGCACTGGTATCGCGCCGGGCTTGAGCACCGCATCCGCGATATCCTGAAATCCCGCCAGATTGGCGCGACGTTTTATTTTTCCCGCGAGGCGCTGCTGCGCGCCCTGAAAACCGGTCATAACCAGATTTTTCTGTCGGCCAGTAAAACGCAGGCGTATGTGTTCCGCGAATACATCATCGCCTTTGCCCGGCTGGTTGACGTTGACCTGACCGGTGACCCGATTGTCCTGGGCAATAACGGCGCAAAACTGATTTTTCTCGGCACCAACTCCAACACCGCGCAGAGCCATAACGGCGACCTGTACGTCGATGAGATTTTCTGGATCCCGAATTTTCAGGTACTGCGTAAGGTGGCATCAGGTATGGCCTCACAGAGTCACCTGCGCTCGACCTATTTCTCCACCCCGTCCACGCTGGCGCACGACGCCTATCCGTTCTGGTCGGGTGAACTGTTCAACCGGGGACGCGCCAGCGCCGCCGAACGCGTGGAAATCGACGTCAGTCATAACGCCCTTGCCGGTGGGCTTCTCTGTGCGGACGGCCAGTGGCGGCAGATTGTCACCATTGAGGACGCCCTGAAAGGTGGCTGCACGCTGTTCGACATTGAGCAGCTTAAACGCGAAAACAGCGCCGACGATTTTAAAAACCTGTTCATGTGTGAATTTGTTGACGACAAGGCGTCGGTATTCCCGTTCGAGGAGCTGCAACGCTGCATGGTCGACACGCTGGAAGAATGGGAAGACTATGCGCCGTTTGCCGCGAATCCGTTCGGCTCCCGCCCGGTCTGGATTGGTTACGACCCGTCACACCGTGGCGACAGTGCCGGATGCGTGGTGCTGGCACCGCCGGTGGTGGCCGGTGGCAAATTCAGAATACTTGAGCGTCACCAGTGGAAAGGCATGGACTTTGCCACCCAGGCTGAATCCATCCGCAAACTCACCGAAAAATACAACGTCGAATACATCGGTATTGATGCCACCGGCCTCGGTGTCGGCGTGTTCCAGCTCGTGCGCTCGTTCTATCCCGCCGCGCGCGACATCCGCTACACGCCGGAAATGAAAACCGCAATGGTGCTCAAGGCAAAAGACGTCATCCGCCGTGGCTGTCTGGAATACGACGTCAGCGCCACCGACATCACCAGCTCGTTTATGGCTATCCGCAAGACCATGACCAGCAGCGGACGCAGTGCCACCTATGAGGCCAGCCGCAGCGAGGAAGCCAGCCACGCCGACCTCGCCTGGGCGACCATGCACGCCCTGTTAAATGAGCCACTCACCGCCGGTATCAGCACCCCGCTGACATCCACCATTCTGGAGTTTTACTGATGAGCAAGAAAAAAGGGAAAACACCGCAACCTGCGGCAAAAAAAATGACCGCCAGCGCCCCGAAAATGGAGGCATTCACCTTTGGTGAGCCGGTGCCGGTACTCGACCGCCGTGACATTCTGGATTACGTCGAGTGCATCAGTAACGGCAGATGGTATGAGCCACCGGTCAGCTTTACCGGTCTGGCAAAAAGCCTGCGGGCTGCCGTGCATCACAGCTCGCCGATTTACGTCAAACGCAATATTCTGGCCTCGACATTTATCCCGCATCCATGGCTTTCCCAGCAGGATTTCAGCCGCTTTGTGCTGGATTTTCTGGTGTTCGGTAATGCGTTTCTGGAAAAGCGTTACAGCACCACCGGTAAGGTCATCAGACTGGAAACCTCACCGGCAAAATATACCCGCCGTGGCGTGGAAGAGGATGTTTACTGGTGGGTGCCGTCCTTCAACGAGCCGACAGCCTTCACGCCCGGCTCCGTGTTTCACCTGCTGGAGCCGGATATTAATCAGGAGCTGTACGGCCTGCCGGAATATCTCAGCGCCCTTAACTCTGCCTGGCTGAATGAGTCGGCCACGCTGTTCCGCCGCAAGTATTACGAAAATGGCGCCCATGCCGGATACATCATGTACGTCACCGATGCCGTGCAGGATCGCAACGATATCGAAATGCTTCGCGAAAACATGGTTAAGTCGAAAGGCCGCAACAACTTTAAAAATCTGTTTCTCTATGCGCCACAGGGGAAAGCTGACGGCATTAAAATTATCCCCCTCAGTGAAGTAGCGACGAAGGACGATTTTTTTAATATCAAAAAAGCCAGCGCCACTGACCTGCTGGACGCGCACCGCATCCCCTTTCAGTTGATGGGGGGCAAGCCGGAGAACGTCGGGTCGCTGGGTGATATTGAGAAAGTGGCAAAGGTCTTTGTCCGCAATGAGCTTATCCCGTTACAGGACAGGATCCGCGAGATAAACGGCTGGCTCGGTCAGGAGGTCATCCGCTTTAAAAACTACTCACTGGACACTGACAACGGCTGAACATCGCCGCCTGCGGGCGGCTTTTTTACACCCCGTCATCACGCCCTCACACGCTCACCACCGCACAAAACACCCCGCAGACACACAACGCCTCAACGGGCAGACTAAGCGCCGTCACGACGCGCTGAGACGCTGAAAAAATACAATCAGCACCACCGTCAGCGCGCAGTGCTTTCCCCGCCTCGCCCGCCCGCTTCATGCAGGGCTTTAAATGCAGTGCAGCAGTAATGGTTAGAATGCGCCAGCACTGATGTTAGATACCAGAACTGGCATTTAAAAATGAATGCAAATAAATGCACCAAACTAATTACTTACTGACAAAAAATAAGTAAAATCAGGCGCAAGTTGGCATTGAGACCCCTTTCAGGGTATTAGGAATAATTATTTCAGGAGAAAAAATCATCACTTCCTCTCCAGATTTTTTGAGATGCGCTGTATATTGCAATGAATACTCAACTTGCGGAAATCCATTATAAATATCTTTAATTTCCTTAGCGTTATCATAAGAAACAAGCCAATTTGGGAAATTAATTTCTGTGAGTTTCTTCATAACCAATACATGATCATCATGCTCATAAAAATTCCTGTAAAGCCCTTGCCCTTTAATATAGTAAGGAGGATCCAAATACAAAAGAATTTTATTTTTATCCACCTTTCCCATATTATCCATAAAATTCAAGGCATCAAGAAAATCCAAAGCATCCAGATTAGTTACTACTATTCTTTGATTATAATTTGCTATCTTCTCAATTCTTGAAATTAAATCCGCCCTGTTAAAGCGAACATCCATTTTCCATTTTCCATTTTGTGATTTCCCGCCTATAACCCCCGCCTTGAGAATACCTGAACGATTTGTTCTATTTAAGAAAAACGCAGCAAAGCCAACCTCAAGCTTAGTAAACTCAGAAGGATTCGAAATAACATAGCGATGAAAAGACCATTCATCCATATCTATCTTTGCTCGGCTAATAAGTCGGCAAAGCTCATCAGTATCACTAACAACAGATGACCAAAAAGAATAAACAGCAAAATCTGCATCATTTATATAGATTTTACGGACATACTCTTCCAATAATAATTCTAAAGCCACCCCTGCACCACCAGCGTAAGGTTCTGCATATGCTCCATCATTCAACGAGTTTTTTTCAATAACATCTTTTAAAAAGTAAGATAACTTACCTTTCCCGCCGGGGTATCTTAATGGAGTATAAAATTTCATAAATCCCTCTCATTCCTGATTTTGTAGTTTATCAGTTTCTGGACATCCATGTCCAGATGTAGACAAATCTCACTCACTCCAAATAAGGCTTAATAACAACTCAAAGTTATCCCACTCAGTGTTGACAGCCTCTTTTGAGGGAATTAAGTGTGGGTTATGTACATACTGCTGCAATGAACCATCATGTTTAGTTATTTGGCTCGAGAAAGTTATTACAGCCGTACATTGACTCCCCGTCATCTTTTTATTTTCCCGAAGGAAATTAGCACACATTTTAACCTTATCATGAAGCCCTGGAGTTCTATGTGGTTCCTTAAATTGTAACTTGTTTTCTTCAACAAAAGTGCTTACAGAGAGATCTATAAATATTCTCAACAATATTGAGATAGCATTAGGGGTGTTATCAAATGTCAGATGCGACTTAAGCTCATTAAATATTCTAGAGCATTTCTTATGCCCTCTAAAATTAAATTTCACATAAGATGGCACCAACACATTACGATCTACTTTAGGAGGAGTTTTTCCCTTGTTTTTATTCTGTTCCGTACCCGAAACTTTAGATTTACTCTCTTCTGTGCCTACATATCTAGAATAATCATCTTCCTGTTTATCCACACCTGTATTCTTTAAGGCATCACCTTCTGAAAGACCTGCTTTCTTTACACTCACAGATGCATCATTTTTGTCAATAGAATCATGTTTTTTCTCTGTAAGAAAAGATTTAGGCTCTAATAAACTCCACGGCTTATCTAAAAGAGATTCTGAAGGTTTTATTTTTTGTTCAATAATAAATGTAACCCTGTCATCTTGGCTACGAATCCTATTAACAGTAAAACAAGCCTTACCTTTATCATCCTCTTCAATCATTACATCTAAAATATTTTTTAATTGTGCACAAAAACGTTCATAAGGCTGATATGAGTATAGAACTCCATTAATGCTTTTTAAATTAAAATAATCCCTCACCTTTAAATCACCAAAAAGACGCGTGATGTTTGTGATTTTTAAAAGTCTTTTTTTAGCAATTATCTCTTTATATAAATCAGTATTGAACTCTATAAATGTAAGTATTTGATTACCAAATGACTGCTTACCCATCCTAGCCAGATGTCGTGCTTTTTCTGTTGCAGTCCATTCAACTCTTCCAACTCCAGCATTTTGACCAGTATGCTTTAAATTGACCCAATGCTCATATTCATCATCGTCAAAAAGAACGCAGTTATCTATAACATTAATATCTTTAAGCTGAGTAATCTTAAGTTTTTCAAAAGCTTTCCGTGCTTTTTCTGTTGGTGCAAGTCTAGGAGAGTGTAAAAGTTTAAGGGCTGTAACTCGACGATTACCTTCAGCAACGACGAAAAAGCCAGATTCCTCTTCACTAGGATAAACTAATATGTTTTCAGACGGATCTAAACCTTTCGAAGCAATATCTTTAGCCAAGCGATAAATGCGGTCGTACTGCAAGTCAAGCATCTTGGCAATAGCATCACGCTGATTTTCTGCTGACGTCGGGAAACGAGGGTTATCAACATCCAAAAGTAACTTATTGATATTCATTGATTTTAGTTGATTCATCAACATATCCTCTGTTGAATCTTTATGATAAAAATTAATTATTTCTATCATAAATGATAGCGTAAACATAGTCTTATGAACGACATCAGCCCTGAAGCTTCAAAACTATCATTTACGTTTGCGAGGCACCATCTATCACATTGATTTATAATAAGTATCTTTATCTTCACTGCATTGCTCTCAAAAAATCACATAGATGGAAATTCCCCGTTGACACACTCCCAAGTGATGCAGATACATTTCAAGTGCTTCATACACATGATAACGGCTATCCCCCTAAATTCTGTGCGTTTCTTTTCCCTCCAGCACAAGGTTGAAATATCTTGCGTGCAGCTTTACTTTGTGAATCTTTGTCATTATATCCGCGCCATTACTGTTGAGAATCCCGGCCACTCATCAGCGACCGGATACGTGAATTTTTTCCCGTCATAATTTACGGTCGCGCCACGCGCCAGCGCCTCAAGCTCCCATCGCTGCGGCCTGATACCGTTCTGAGCAAGGTCAACGCGGATACGGGTAATTTGCATTCTTTCCGACCGGGTCAGTCTGGCCGATGGTGCAATTTCATGTGGTTTTAACGGGCTTCCGTTTCTCTGCTGACGATTTGGTGTTCTCAGCCCGTATTTTAATGCGCCCCTGAGCGCCCTCACGACCTCCGGGTCATTCCATTCGATAACACCGTCATCAACCAGATTAAGCACTGCTGCGGCGTGTTCAGAAGGTGTGGGAGCCGGTAACGAAGTATCACCACCGGTGAGCTTTCCACAGTTATTGACAGGACTCCGAGGCGCGGCGATGCCGCTTTTTAACGTCAAAGGCTCAACGACCGGCACTTTCGGCACAATGCGCCAGTCCGTCGTTCTGGTGATATGAATATGACGCGCGCCGAGATGCGGCGCGTAAATGCCGACCACTCTCTCGACTTCTTCCTCGTACTCGTTAACGTCATCCGACGGGCTACGGGCAACCCTGACAGTCTGACAATCGCGCGGGACATTTGCCCCACCCTGCGCGCTGATATACAACGCAAAATCACCACTGTCTGCGGCAGCGCGAGCAGCCTCGACGCGTTCGTCAAACTCATCAGCAATACTGACGCCGCGAGGCAATTTGCGTAGTTCACGGTAAGCCCCCATTGTCGGCAGTCCAACCGTTTTAAATTGCGGGATGCGCCACGTTGACGCCCATGCGGTAACAGCCGCGGCAGTATCTTTAAGCGGCTTACCGGTATCGTTATCGAGCTGACCATCCAGTGCATAGCCGTCGATATTTTTTGAAATGTATTTCGCGATATATCCCGCAGCACCGCCCCGGTTAAGGTGCTTTGCCTGAAAACGGTTTCGCGCGGCTCCTCTTTCGTCACCATCCTCTTTGAGCGCATAGCGCCGCATGATTTCGATAATCTGGTTACGCTGGCGTGGATTACAAAAAAGCATCATATGCCAGTGCGGCGTTCCGTCGTGGTGTGGCTCGACGACACGCAAACCGTAGACCTGTAAATCATTATCCTTGAATGCCGTGCGCATCAGGCTCCAGATGCGGCAGAGATAACGCTGCGCATCCTTTGGATTAAATGCCTCATCGTTCCAGCCGTGATTAAGCTGGACGGTTTTACTTTCGCCTTTTCCGACCTGACGTGTCGGGTGATACTTTGACGGCGCGGTCAGCGTGATAAACATCCCCACATCACCCTCTGCGGCGGCGTAACGCTCAATACCGGCGATGGTGTTCATCAGCTCCATCCGGCGAATTTCTGGATTAGAAATACTGCCCATCACCTTACTGATAAGGTCGATGCGCTCGCCGGTTTCCTTGTTTTCAAGGTCACACGATTTAAGAAATTCCAGATTTGCCTGGCGGCGCGCACGCACATCACGAATGGCATGTTTACTGGCATAAGGAGAACGGTCTTTATTGACCTCCCCGACAGCAATCAGTAACGCCTCATGCCAGCGCATACGCTGGCCTTTAAGCTGATGAGTCCACCATTCATCGTTAAACAGACGGGCAATGGCAGAATATGCCTGCCTCGTGGTCATCTGCCCTTTACGGTATTTTTTCCAGTAGAGCGGGGAAATATTGAAAGCACGTGCAGCGCCAGCAACATGACCATACAGGTGAGCCTGCGCCTCATCCGTAAACAGCGATTCTTTCTCGCCATGCGCATCCACCCAGGCATCGCAGAGTTCCTCATACATTATGAAAAGCTGCGATGAGATACGGGCGGCAAACTTTTTCAGCTCCTTGTCATTCATTCCAGGCAGGCGCGCATAGTGGTCACGCTCTGCCAGAAACAGCAACGACGCGTCGGTGTTCATTTCATGGCGCTGATTAACGCGCTCAATGCGCGGCCATAAACGACGCTGAAAAGTGGATGTGAGGAAATAAAACCCGTGCACCGGGCTTTTATTGCGCCGGATGTAGTCATAGCGTGAAGTAAACAGCGAGCGCAAAAAGTAAGGCAGGCGATTAATCGTGGATAAAACACCTTGCACCTGACGCATCTCGTCACGTGTAAGGGGTCTTTCGCGCCCGACGGCCTCGCGTGGCGCGTTCCATGCATAAGCACCGGTAAACGTCTCACCGGTGCCTGCGGCAAATGCTGACGGAGGGACAAAACGCCCGGAGGCTTTAACGGCCATATGAGCCAAAAGCCTCTGAACAACGCTTGCTGAGTTGCTCAACCTGCGCGTTTAAATCAGCAAAAGACTTTGCGCTTCCGGTCAGAATATCGTGATGCATCAGGCCGGAAACGAGCTGGCTTAATTTCGGGTAATAACCAACCACCGCCAGCCATTCCTGACCGGCGTTTTTACCGCTTTCAGCTCTCTTTTTCTCGTGGAGAATAAACTGAAAGCTGTCACTGGTAACGACATAACGTTCGCCAATTTCAATACGAATACTCATGCCGTTCTCCGGTAATGTTTGTTTTTTGCTTCAAAGACTGACTGACAGGAAACACAACGCGTGGCTGACGGATAAGCCGCACGACGGGCAGCAGGTATTGGCGCGTCACACTCTTCGCAAACCAGCGCAGAAGCACCGCAATGTTTTACCCTTGCCGCGTTAATCTGGCGCTCCAGTAATTCAGCCTGTTGTTCCTGAATAAAATCTACGTTGTCCGGCATTATCAGCTCCTTTTATCGTTCAGTTTCTTAAATTCATCAGCGCAATAGCTGGCGATTTCTGTCATTAATTTCGTCAGTTCATCCACGGAGGAGATTTGCTTGTGAAAAACAGCGCGTTTAACAAGTAAATTAACCACATCAGACAGGAGGTTTAATTCATTCTGATAAATCGCGATAACAGATTCAGTTATGTCGCGTTTTTCTTTATCAAGACAAAGTTGAATAAGAGACAAATCACCATTATCCATAACGGCGATTTTTAAGGCGTTATTCAGTAATACAACTGAATGAGAACAGGACATCAAAGTACCTCCCCGCGAGACAATCCGATATTGTGAAATTTTTCCGACTCCTGACTGAGCAGCTCGACTATCTCCACGCGGGATAACTCCGCCTTTGTGATGTGGCGAATCATGGCGTCAAGATGAGAAGAAAAGCGCGTCGCAGCGTCGGCCTGTGCTTCGGTTCTGGCCTGTTGCAGCAGTAATGCGTATTTACCGCACTGATTTTCAGAAACTGTATGCATGACTTTCTCCAGGCAAAAAGAAGCCCCGCACGATTAAGTGCGTTAAAAACTCTGGTTAATTACTTAATGCAGATATTGCTCTGGTTTTACCGACGTCAGAATTGTCGGTGCATACTCAAACAGGCTGAATAATTCACGTAATGCACGGAATAAAGCATCACGCCAGTAACATGATTCTTCATTAATTCGCCAGTATGGCTGGTTGAATTCTTTTTCAGTCAATCCGGCATGCATAAATAAAGTACGACGCTGACTGACTGTTAAAAAACTAATATATGCATACTCACTTGCGCCAACCTGACGGCGTTTTGAGAATGCCCCACGCAATTCATCAATTGCACAAACCAGCCGTTCACGTTCGACGTCGTTCATTTCTTCAAAACGCATCGTTGCGTGACGCTGTTTTAACTGCGCATGGAAGCAAACCGTTAGCCGTTCGCGTTCCATCATCTGATTATAATAATCGCATGTCTCCTGCCAGCGAGGGACGGCCAGATGCTTACCAATTATCCGGCGCATAGCTGCTGGCTGTTTTTCAACGAGATTGAGCGTCATCACTGTCATTTCCATACCCTCCGGCTTTTCAGAAAGGTCAGAGCCTTTTTTAACGGACTCTGTTTTTTGGTGCGGATAATGATTCCCTTACGCCCCTTACCGTGGGTGATGGTGAAGTCAATCGCCCTGGGGCTTTCGTTACGCAGTAACTGAGCAATACAACGCGGTTCACTCATAATCACAACCCCATCCACAAAAGCCATGCATCACGCTGTTCAACTGGTCGGTTATAAAACGCCTCTCGTACAGCGCGATTAAACTCTGGAATGAAAACCCACTTCTCACCGACACGGGCGTTCGGCTTACTTGGATCACGAAGCTCAATAACTGGCAATTTATTCTCTTTTACCATCTTGACTACAGCCGTTTCTGGCTTACCAAGTAACTCTGCAAACTTAACCGTATGTACCGCATCAATCGGGTACTGAATCACATAGTCATTGACTTCCATTGATTAGCCCTTTTTGCTTTCGTGTTACCCTTATTAGATCCAGTCCCTTCTAGGTCGCCCTTGTCCTTTCTAGGGACTGGCTAACACACTCAAAAGGTCACCAATACACAACCTTTTGACGGGAATATAAGTCACCAATAGGTTACTGTCAAATGCAGACATTCGAAAAACTGAAAGCGATTAGGAAAGCAGAAGGCTTAACACAGGCGAAATTCAGCGAAATTAGCGGGATAGCTCTAGGAACAGTCAAAAATTACGAAAGTGGGCATAAAGACCCTGGTCTCAGCATCGTTATGCGAGTCACAAATACGCCTTTATTTAAAAAATATACGCTCTGGTTAATGACTGGTGATACGTCACCACAAGCTGGTCAGATCGCGCCGGCTCTCGCACACATTGGGCAAAAACCAACAGAATCAGACCACTCCGAAAAACAGACTGGTTAACACTCTATAAACATTACATTTTCACTATTTGTTACCAAGATGGTGAATACAGCGTCAGAGGGCTTTCTTATGTCAATTAAGAAGCTCGATGATGGACGCTATGAAGTGGACATTAGACCTCGCGGTCGCGACGGAAAACGCATCCGCAGGAAATTTGAAAGAAAAGCTGAGGCTGTAGCATTTGAGCGATACACAATCGCCTACGCCAGCCAGAAAGAATGGGCAGGTCAGCGAGCAGATCGCAGAACTTTGAGTGAGTTGCTGGACATCTGGTGGAAATATCACGGGCAAAACCACGAGCATGGAACAAAAGAGTTTAATCATCTGCTCAAAACCATCAGCGGCATAGGTGATATACCAGTGAGCCGGATGAGCAAAAGAGCTTTGATGGATTATCGTTCCATGCGACTACGTGATGGTATCAGTGCCGCAACGATAAACCGTGACATGTACCGATTATCCGGCATGTTCACAAAATTAATTCAATTGGATGAATTTTCCGGGCAACACCCAATTCACGGACTGCCGCCACTGGCGGAGGCCAACCCTGAAATGACGTTCCTGGAAAAAGCAGAAATCGAAAAACTGTTAAATGTTTTGGATGGTGATGACTTACTTGTCGCACTTTTATGTCTGAGCACTGGAGGAAGATGGACGGAAGTTGCCACGCTAAAACCAGCACAGATTACAAATTGCAGGGTTACCTTCCTGAAAACCAAAAACGGTAAAAAGCGAACCGTGCCGATTTCTGAGGAACTGGAGAAAAAAGTTAAAGAGGAGGCCAGCGCTAAATTATTCAAAGTTGATTATGAGAAGTTTTGCGGGATTTTACGCAGAGTGAAGCCAGATATACCACCCAATCAGGCAACCCACATCCTGCGGCATACATTCGCAAGCCATTTCATGATGAATGGGGGCAATATAATCGCACTGCAACAGATTCTGGGACATGCGAGCATTCAGCAGACGATGGCCTATGCGCACCTTGCGCCTGACTACCTGCAAAATGCCGTCGCACTGAATCCTCTAAAAGGCGGAGTGACGTTATAA